ATTGAAATATTCCCATCTATCCATCAGTCAATCCCCTTTGCTGTTTTATATCTCTTTGCAGCTCCTCTGGCTTTTGCAGCGTTCTGACGATTCCACTTAGCGATCATGAGCCGGTCTTGCAGCTCTCTTAGATCATTGTCTTTGCAGTAATCTTTGTATGCTGAATTCTGCTTCTGTAAAAGATAAGATTTCCTGTCAAGGTCTTGCTGTAATGCGAATTTTGCCTGTTCGTCCTTGCAGTTGTCAACCGCCGCTTGCATTCCAAGGACTTCACGCTTCGTCTTGCGGATTCTTCGCTCATAAGTACGTTGCCGCTGTTCCTTTTCGTACTGCTTTCCTTTGTCGGCTTTATCTTGTGCCGATAGTTCTGCATAGGGATTCGGCATCCCTTCCGCCCAAACCGAAAAATGATGTCTGCAATTTACTCCACATATTCCATCAGCTTCACCATAATGACAATTTTCAATAAAATCTGGATATTGACTTGCTTTTTGCTCCAGCATTCTACGATATTCTGGTTTATCTCGTTCCTGGAAGAATTCCGGCTTAATTTCTTTTAATTTTTCCCAATCTATGGAAAATACCTGCCCTTGCCATACTTCATGGCTTGGGCGGCTTCCTATATGTGCCGATGTCAGTACTAAACCATATCCCATTTCTTTCATTCTTGCTAACTGAATATCAGCACACGCTTGAGCCACACCAGTTCTAACAGAACGTGCGACTGCTGTTTCGATCGTGTCTTTTTTGCCAGATGGATATGTGACTGTAACACCATCACTCACAACGTTATTAACCGCCTCTTTGATGGCTTGCGTATACCCAACTGCCCCAGTCATCACATGATTATATGCAAGGTCGCATTGCTCAATATAGAGCCTCTGAGCGGCACTTGCGGTTGTTCGTGTGAAATTCTTCCACTCTCCCATGGTCGCAAGCATATTCCGTTCCATAAGCCTTATCATAGCTGGAGACTGTTCGAGTGGTACAGGGCTTAATCCTGCCGCCTTGTATACCTTATCATCATAGTTCATTGCAGTGATTCCAGCATCCTCAAACGCTTCAAGAAGCTCCTGCTGTTCACATTTGGTGTATTTAGATAATTCTGCCAGAATGTCTTCCAACAGTTCACCGGATTCCTGTAGCGTTCGGATTCTCCACGCATCAGCATTGGTCAGGATATAATCCTCACCTCTGCCGATTCTCGCCATCATTCTCGACACGATTTCAGAGATGATATACTGATGCAATTCTTCTGCAATCTGTTCACTGCCCTCTGTAATCCGGCGTAAATATTCTGGACTAAGTATAATATATCACCTCTTTCGATAAAAGTCGTGGTACATGTTTTAGTTTTTTGATGGTTAACCAAAGCCCATCTTTAGTTAATTTAATCTAATACATCATTATTCCCACAAGGTAACAAGAAAACATCTTGAAAATCGCTATAATTATCTGATATTACTTTTGATAATGCAATTTCATTTACTTTAGACGCATATAAGTAACCTAAAGAAGTCAAATGCCATCCTGTATTGCCAATTTGTGCTTCCAGTTTTCCTGTTTCAAAATATTTATTATAATCAGCATCTAAATCAACAAGAAATATTTTTCCAAAGTGTTCTTTATCATTTGCAAAAGTTCTAATCATTTCGTTTATAGCTTTTATATTATTATCGCTATTTCTTGGATATGGAAGTGTGAATAAAAAAATAGGTGCATTTGCTGATACTGTTCTTACTGCGTTAATAACCTTTGCATAACATCCATATTCAGTATCTGCATTTTGAGACATGTCAGTAAAATTAACATCTGCGATACTACCTAAAGTCATTTCTGAATCGTTAGCGCCTAACGCAATAATATATGCCTGACATAAATTGTCGGGGTTAATCAATCTTGGGTAACAATATGTTTCTGACGTATCCATCCAAAGTTTGGATGTTACTCCACTTCTACCGAAATTTAGACAAGTATTTCCGATCCGTCTTGCAAGGTACTGTCCCCATGAATAATAAATATTTCTCCCTAAAGTTGTTTTCCCATCTTTTGATACAGTATGCCCTACGGAAAGACTATCACCAATCAATCCCCACTTTTTAAATAATGTAAATTCACACCCATCATATATATCATCAGGAGATTCAAGGGCGTTCACTCTTACTTGCAAATCAGATATGTCAGCATCTATGTTTTTTTTTGAAAACATGATTTTAGCAAAATAAGATATGGCAGTATTATATGTGGAAATTCTGGCATATTTTGCACTTTCTGGAATTTCCACCTCATAAGTTGATTTACCTGCTACCCCTGCAATGCTAATATCAGGTAAAAATAATTTATCAGCATTGAAAAACGCAATAACCCATGACCATTCGCTACCGTTGCATTTTGCTAATATATATTTGAAGTTTTGACAATCAATATAGTCTGAGCAACGCGCATTTTCATCATCAGAATAATTTATATACGTACTATCTGATGGACTAGCATTTAATATACCATGTATGTTCATTTCTATATCAAATTCAAATTTATTTTGTATTTTTGATATATCTTCCTTTAGCGAAGCAACATCCGTCTTGTTCTGCTCGATCTGTTGTGCCTGTTCTGTCGTGGCTCCGGGCTTGACTGGATTCTTTTCAAGGTACTCATTTACTGCGGCTTTGATTTCTTCTGGCGAAATCTCACCGCCTATTCCTTTCAAACATAATTCGTATAAATACTTCTCTTTTCTTGTGATTGGCTTTGGGAGTTCGCCCGTGTAATCGCCTGTCAAGTACGCAAGATATTTTTCTTCCCTTGTTATTGGTTTATCTGCCATCTTTTTACTCCTCTCCGAATAATGTTGGCTCATCTGGCTGAGCTTCTTTGACCATTGCTTTCGCTTCTTCCTCAGTCATTCCCTCAAATTTCACGAAATACAACCATGCCGGAACCTTGCCAGTGGTCACATACTGCCACCATCTCGCACGGTCGTTTTCACGCACATATAGGATATCTCCGAAATCATAATTGACTTCATAAGCCCCAACCGGTGCAAGTCCGTACAGGTCGGCGTAAACGTTCAATGCGTAAATAACTTCGTCCAGACAGGATTCCAGTTTGTCACGCACATCTTTAATGAACTGTACTGTCCTCTGCTGTTCTGCTTCTACTCCTGTAGCCGTCTGAATGCCGCTAGATTCGTTGAAAACAAAGTAGCCGTTGGAGAATCCAATCTTGTACCCTAACTGGCTTAAAAGGGCATTTATGCCGCTTATACGAGTATCTGTGTTGAGTTGTGGATTGATTTCTTGATAAAACTCTTTCTCGACCTGTCCGAATACATTCTTGACAAAGTGCGGTAAACTCATCTCGTTTCGTCTGTTCTCCATGCCCTGTGGTGACATGGCTGCTACAGGTGTACCGCTTGGCATCAGCAGCCTATCATCTGCCAGAACAATCTTCTGCGAATCAAAAATCTCTCCGGCGTTTCTGCTGTATGCAATATCGAGGTCTTTTAACTCTTCGATAGCTTCGGCAAATATTGGCAAACCCAATGGTGCGTTAATATCCACGTTATTTGCCTGCGGTGTCCGCAGTACTCCGTACAGAGGTCCGTCTAGCTTCTCACCGTTCGCTTTGAGAATTGGCGGTGTATCTGCCATGAGGTCGGCCCATTTGGTCTGTTTAAGGTCGATTTTATCGCCGATTGACTGGGGGGATTTTGATACATAGGCTCTGTTAGAAACATAGTACGGATAAGTTGTCGCTCCATCTATTGTAATCTCAACAAACCTGTGATATTCAAGCCGTGTATAGTATTTCCGTCCAACAGTATAAGAATCCTTGAATATGATTCCCTTAATTTCCTGATTATCATAGTCCACGATCATCACATCTGCCGGAGTAAATACGTCAATGCTTTCACCATTTGGCTTAATAAATACTGTTCCATAAGCACAGCCATATTCTACCCAGTGACGGATTTGAAAATATGCCTTGTCGATCTGTTCCTGTAGCCACGTAGCCCTTGCAGAACCGTCTATCTGAATGCCGATCGCCAATGTTGCAAGTCTGGCAGTCTCAGAACACACAGATTTAGCAAAATTAATCGTCTTGATGTTATTCTTATCATCTAGCCATTCCGGAACTCCCCTGTAAATGTTCGCGCACCGGTTAATCAGTGATTCCATTTCTGGAAATTCCGCCGCCTGGATGTTAAAGTCCTCTTCGGCTTGTTTTTTGAATATCATGTTAAACCACCTTTTTAGTGTTGTTATAAGTCCCATTTAGTCACCATTTTTCTTTTAGCTGATTTATTGGTGTTCCGGCAACTCCGGCACTCTCTCCGCTATCTGTTGCTTTGAAAAATGCATTCGGAATCTGTGGATACATAAATTCAAACATGAGATAATTTGCTGCATCGCAAAGGTATTCTGTGTTTCCAGTTTCTTTATATCTTTTAATGCACATATCATGTGATTCAAGTGCATCTACTAATTTCATTCCAAAGTTGTCTGCTGCTGTGCCATATTTATAAAAGCTGACTTCTACTCGATTCTGGCGTAATTTGTCAAATCTGTCCGAATACTCTTTCGGTAGTTCTATTCCTATTTTACTCATTATGCGCTGTACCCCCTTCTGTTAAACAACGGCTCATAAGCATACCTGAGTGCTGAAATTGCATGATCGTTTCCATCAGGATAACCGCTTATTACATTTCCCTCTTTGTCCCGATCATACTCATACTCCGTAATTTCCTTGTATGCGTTCGGTGTTCGCTTCGGGTCAATGACAAGTGTCTTAGTCTGTAAGAACTTAAAACCATACTCGATACTTCCCGGCCCTTTGATTGCTCCTCTGGCAGGAAGTCCGGCGTCCCGGAAATCATTCACGGACTTGGGTTCCGCGGAATCACATATCATCGTATAATCGTCATAGCCTTTTTTCTTGATCCAATCAGCGGTCTTGGAGTTGCTCCATTTATTTACATACAATTCGTCGATCAGATATATCTTCTCTCTGGCAGAGTCATAATAAGTTCGGAGATAGCAGAAGGCATCCGGGTACCATCCATAATCTACGCCAGCGAAAATACGATCCATGTGACTAATTTCTTCATCTGTAATATCTCTAATCTCCAGATATTCAAATACGTTTCCGCCGTCGCCATTCGGGACACCCAGATATTCATGCTCATAGGCTTCTGGATTGATTTCTTTCAGATGTGCTGCATCGTCAATAAACTTCTGCCCGAGCCACTCCGCCGGGGCTTCCAGATAACTCGAATGATGAATAACTCTTTTCGGGTTAGGCATGAGCTTAATCCTGTTTACCCAGTTTGATTTTGATTTTGGTGGGTTATACGATGAAAAATCATAGGACTCGTCACCACCACGAAGCACTGACTGATTAACAGAACGTTCCTGAGCATCTCCCTTCATTTGATCTTTTTCCTCTTTCCAGAGGATTCCAATATATCCAAACTCCGGCTTAATGGATTTCAGTTTGGTTTCATCGTCCAGACCACGGAAGTATATTGTCTGTCCAGTCTTAATATACTTGATCTCAAGTGGCGAAACCTTGCATTCAAATTCTTCCATCAGTCCCAGTTCGTTGATAGCCCATTTCATGTTAGCGTATACAGAATCTTTCAGAGTACCGGCCACCTGTCTTGTAATGCAGGCGTGCATCTGAGGATTATTCTTGATAAGCTCAATAATTTTAAAAGCTACGAATGAGGATTTTAGGCCACCTCGACCGCCCTCGAATACATATTCGATATTAGGCTTAATCTGTCGGTTAATATCCACGAATGCCTTGCCGAGCACTCTGGCAGGAAGTTCATATTTGCTTTCGTCTGATTTTGATGCAGCTACCAACTGTTCCCATTTGTCTACTGCCTGCATATTTCCTTTGATAGCTTTATCATATACGGCAGCTACAATACAGGCATTATTATTTGCATCCTCATCAGATATTCCCATTTTTGTGAGTTTCTTCTTTGCAGCAGTCGGGGCAGGATTCTCAGCTATCATTTTTGCTAATTCAGAAAGGGTCTTTTTTTGACGGCGCACTTCTCCCGACTTAATACCGCCTTTTTTTGCTATTTCTCGGAGCTCACTCGGAGTTCGTTCAGAATTCGGTATTAAATTTTTCTCATTTGCCATCCTATCAACATCCAATCATATCCTTTCTGAATTAAAACACCCTAGCACAGTTATAGTTATATATACTATAATACCATACTAGGGCGTACATAGCTCTCTACCACTTTTATAAATTTTTAAGTTTTTTTAAAGTCTTCCAATCAGTCCCGCCATGACCTTGCGTTTGTAGCCATAGAAGTCATTCTCCGTTGCAGGAACCGTTCTGATCTTTTCCATTGTTCGATAGCCGATGCTGTTCACGATACTGTCATAGATTTGCGATTCAATGCCGGGTGCGTATTTGATAGATACCTGCAACAGATTGTATTTATCGCTTTCGCTAAGGTTCCGCAAGTGACTTTGTAGTATAGGTATATCATCCGGCGGTACTCCGTAGTCAATCAGTGTTGCCTTTCTCAGTTTCATTTATTTTACCCTCTTCATTCAAGCTCCAGTCACATGGCATGCCTCGAAAACATTCTGGACAGTGTTCGTAGAATCCGCAGCCTTTGCAATCTGCTGGCTGTCCAGTGCAATATTGCTGTAGTACGTGGTATGCTGATATAGCAAGATTTGGCGTTATGTCTGGTGTAGGTTTATTATTCATTTCTCCATCTCCTCCAGTTTCTTTACCGTTTTCCTGTAATCTCTGTTTGCAGACCGAAACATCATCAGAAGTATTTCAGATACAGGCCTCGCTCTGTTGGCTCGTTTGGCTTTCTTGGCACATATAAGTTCGTTTCCTTCTGGGACATATATTCCTACATGATACGGGATTTTCAAAGATACTGTTGCAGCTAATTCCCCTGGCATAACCAAATAATTGTAATCTCCAATGAAATTCAATCCATGGCCAGATTTGAAATCTTCAATAGATGACTTGATTTCATAGCAATAGCAATCACCTTTTTCTATCCCGGAAACACTATTGTTCACTGGAACAAATTTCATATAGTCCACTCTAACTGCATGGTTTGTAGAATAATCAAACGTCACCTCTTTTGCCCAGTAGATACGAGGATCGTTGTTCGGATTGATTTTCTTTTCAATCATGGTTGATAATTCTGCCGTAATCTCAGGCCTTGTCATTCTTCATCTCCTCCAACTTCTTCTCAGCTTCCTCGTGGGTGAGAAATACTATTCTTCCAATATCTTCTAAACGGTAGCAACTTTCTCCCATATATTCTTTGTCTATTGCGTCAAACCTTACAGTACGTTCATTTTTGTAACATAGAAAATGAATTTCTGAAACAGTCATCGGAATAATCGGTTGCTTGGCTCCGGCATTCACTCTATAAACCGTGTCTCCGATTTTACACGGTAATCTCACAAGCAAGCCCTGTTCTTCTAAGTCTTCATAAACAGCAAGTTTCGTAAGAATTTTATCCGCAAACGGTTTTAATAATCCATCCGTAATTTCTTCTTTTGCAACTCCTGTACCATCAACATTTCTTTCTCTTTCTGTTAATCTCTCCATCTACTTCACCTCTTCCATCTGACTCTCTATAGCGTCTGTGAGCAGCTTCAACGATTCAATGAATGCATCCGTCAATGCTGTTCTGTCTGGGTATTTAGCGAACGTTCTGACAAGTTTTACTGCATCCTTGATTTTTTCTTCATCTTTGACGATTTCGGACGCTTCGCACAATATCCTTTCATTGTCTCTGCAAGTGACCATCTTGCTACTATAAAAATTCAATATGTTTGGAATTGGAATTTCGACAGGGTTTAAATGGTTTACTCTCGCCCATGTGAATCCCTGAAGCTTTGCCATTTTCAGAACACTCAAATATTCTTCCTGTGTCTTTACAAACACGATTTTTCCAGTTAAAATAATCATTTCTCCACCTCTTATCGCTTACTTTTTATCGCTTGTTTTCATCGCTTGTTTCTGTAATTTCTCTCAAGCAGGCATTCCAACCAACCGCAATAATATCTTTTTGTGATTCTACATTGTCATTCGGAACGATATACTCTTTTTTCTCCGGCAATGGCTTCAATGGACACCATTTAGGTCTTGATTTGCTTTCACAATCATAATGTTCTTCTGTTATCAGAATTTCAACGCAGTCTAAACAGTCAGCTAATTCACACAAACCCTCATATTCAAGTTCGCCGCAGTATGCAGTTCCGAACGGGCAATCATGGCAATTCTCCGGTGTATCTATCACTAATACTGATTTACTCATTTACTTCACTTCCTCTCAGCATTAGGCTCAACGTATTATATCCCGGACAACCTTTGTATTTCTCATCCATACGTTTTTCTAGTTCATCTAAAAGTTCCTTCTTTTCCTGTTCTGTCATTGTGTCCTCACTTTCCATATCTTTTCAAAACTTCTACAATTGCATTAATGTGCTCTGACAGTGCATCTAAATCTTCGTCTTTAATTACTCTCAGTCCACGGCTCGACTTAAAATCTTCAATGGCATATACACCATCTTTGATTTCCTTAAATTTCTTTGCCATTTCGCTTTCTTTTATGGCTTCGGAATCGTATTTGTATAACACTTCATGTTTATCGTATTCTCCAATGTCGGTTTCAATTTTGGTTCGTTTAGGAGTTATGCGTACAATCTTTGCCGGATACACCATGACGTGTCTAAAATTTGTTCCCCATCCGCACCGTACTTCTCTTGCAACTCCAACCACGTCTCCGACTTTTAAATCATCTTTATTTATCGGATTTAATTTTCCTATTACCATCCTCTTGTCATCCTCACTTTCCCCATGTAAGTACCTGCCCGTTATTCTGTAAATAAATCACCGGCGCAGCTTTACGCTCCATATCTCTCAATCAGCTCCTTATAATCATCACAAATCTGAATGTGATGCTTCTTTTCCAAATCATCAACCATTTCAGACAATGATGTTTTCCCAGAATTAATATCATTGATGTAGTTATTAATTCTTTTTACGGACTTCATGTAGCGTTTCCATCCCCATCCATGCAATTCGTGCATTACATAGAACAAAATCACAAAATTCAGCACGTCAGACCAGTTCTTTCCATCCTCGAACCCATCATCAAAGGCTTTCATCTCCATCTCTTTTAATTCTTTCTGGCAGTTCTGGATAGACTGCGCAAACATATGAGCCTGCTGATTCGTATACGGAATGAATGCTTTCTTTTTCTGCTTGATTTTTAACTTTCCCATCCAACAGCCCTCCTTATGTTTTCTGTTAAAGCATCAAACTGTTTTAACATCTTCCGACATCCGTTTCTGGTCACCTGCATATCTTCGGCAGAGTCATCTATCCAATATTTGCCGTCAATCAGATAGCTGTTATCCAAGAATGTACGGAATCTGTATTTTGTAAGTCCGAATTTATTCATAATTTCTCTTTGCGTCAAGGGCTCTACAAATTCACCATCTGCTGTAACAATGTCATAAAGTTTCATTTTATCTCCTTGTTTATCTTTCTTATTCCGTACCCAACTGGAGTATATGCCCTGTCGGTACTGGGGTGGTTTGTTCTGAGCAAACCATCATCAATCAACTGATTGATATGTTTCCAGACCGTAGCTCTCCCGGCATCTACCTTTTCAGAAATCTCCGTAATCGACGGTGCATATCCAACCAGTTTGATATAACTGACGATATACATATAAATTTCTTTCCTGAGAGCCTGTCCCTGTTCGTATCTATTCTTTGTGTTGTACGGCATTTTGATTCTCCTTTTTCAATTCTTTTGCCTTATTAAACATCTTGGAAAGATAATTCGAATAAGCAACAAGCATGTGATCTACAAATCCATTTTTGTTATATTTTTCAGATACAACATGGATCTGTTCAACTACCTGCTGCCAGTATTCATCTTTTGCCTCAATTCCGGCAGTCTGGAGGACCAGTGCCGGAAAGTCAATCTGTAAAAACTTTATGGTGTTCGGTATCTGCTCATGCGTCACTCTCATACTTACGCACCTTCTTCTACCTCAAAGCTCTGTTCAAGAAGTCGCTCGTTATCCTTGCTAAACGCCTTTATATAGCTCTGTTTTATCGGTCTGATAAAATGTATGCCGTTAGCTGATTTAGCCCGGGAAACAGCCACATAGAACTGTCCAGGATCCCAACAGCAAGGGTCAATGTTGATTTTTTCAAATGTCTGTCCCTGTGATTTATGAATGCTGATTGCCCAGGCAAGTTTTACCGGGAACTGAGAGAAAGAGCCTACTTTCTTACGGACAATCTTCTCTTTCACGATCTTCCGACCATCCTTTTCTTGTTCGGATTCCTCAATAACCTGTTTCTCAATGTCTTTATTGTATCTATATAAGCTAACTGTTTTGCCCTTATCAGTTTTGATAACCAGATAAGATTCTTCAAATTCTCCGTTTTCCACAATTTTCTGAATGATGCCAATCGTTCCATTAACGTAGTTTCCAGACAAATCATTGACTGTAATCATCACTTTTGCACCGATGTTAAGAATTAAGTCCTCTCTGGCAAATGCAATGTTCTTAATATCGGCAGATGTTAGCTCGCCGTCAACTGCTGCATGAAACACTTTTTCGGTCTTTTTATCCAACTTGCCAAGGAAAGTATTGTTAATTCTGTCAGCTTCTGCATTAGTGCCAACCAAGAACGGCGCTTCCGGTATAACTTTGTCTGATTCGTTGTTCTCCAGATATGCAATGGATTTTCTAATATTGTTGCCATATTTAATATCATTCAGCACATACTTAAATCCCTCATCATTCTGCCTGCATACCTCATCAAGTTTGATATATTCAAATCCCATTTCTTTCCAGTATTCAGACATGAAAGCATATCCATGTTCATACTTTCCACCCTTTCCATAATCAGATCCATACATCCGACAGAGAATTTTTCGATCGTCTGTCGTAATAACTGGCGGAAGCTGGTAGAAATCACCTATCACGATTAACTGAATGTCTTCTTTGTCCTCTCCAAACAGAAGTCTGTCAACTGCTCTCTCTTCATTCTCCGTGATGATCGTCTTTGCAATCATATTGAACAAATCGAACCGGCACATGCTGATTTCATCAATGATAAGAACATCTGCTTCTTTCAGAAGTTCAGCTCTGGATTTCACCTTTTTCTTATAGTCCTCAAATTTAATTGAAATATTCAATGCTCGGTGTACGGTAGTTGCCCCATATCCGATATTATCCGCTGCAATTCCAGTAGTGGCGGATACCAGAATATTTTTACCAGCTTTTTCCGCCTCATCGATGAACGTTTGGATAACCGTTGTCTTGCCTGTTCCTGCGTCACCTGTCAGAAAAACATTACTGCCAGACAGCATTGTATCTAATGCATATCTTTGCTTTTTATTGAGATCGTCTTTTTTCATTTTGTAACCACTCCTTGTAATAATTATGTTAACTGAATATTTTTGCAATATTCAGTTAATTTTGTTATAATAAATCTAATTGCATATACTTTTTAATTTTGTAACCCGTGTGTAACCGGCTTTTTTAATCCACTGGTTACGCCACAAACCCTTATTTTATGTGGGCTTCAGAGGTGTGTAACCGTGTAACCAATGTAACCAAGGTTTTTATATAGGAGAATCACTAGAGTATATGTTTTTTATACACTCTCAAACTTTCTCCTATAGGATGTTTTTTTTCGTGTTACAACGGTTACATGGTTACAAATTACGAAAACGGAACATTTGTTTCGGCATCAGCTGGCAGAAAACCAGTTTCAATAACCTCATTTTCTTGCTCGTTTTCAAGACTTTTTATATCAACAATCTTTACCGCAATAAGCCTCATTACACTTCCACCGTCTCTTTTTAGTACCGTATCTCTTTTTCCTGTGTGCTTGATTAACTCTCGATTAATCGCCCAGGCCGAAAAGGCTTTTCTGGAGAATCCATTGTTCTTCAAAAGGTTTTCAAGAGGTTTCGGATAAAAATATACATATACATCTCCATATTCATCTGGCGTTTCCTTGAATCCCCACTGATCACAGCTAAATTGCGCATCAAAGTGCTGTCCGTACACTGAGAGACTTTCAAGAATGAATTCATAGCATCTCTGACCTTCTGATACATCTTTCTTGCGTGTAGGTATGTCTACAACGTCCTCGACCGTCAGCTCACGTCCATCCTTAAATATGAAATCTGTAGCTAATTTGTCAGCCAGCAGAAGTGTAGATATTGCCATTACCTGCTTTGCTGGAAAGTCATATCCGTCAAAACCTTTCTCAATTTCGGCTTTCATTTCTTTCAGATCATCCGATGTGAACTGTTTGAGATTTCCAACGAACACTCTTCCAGCAAAGCCGTAGTTCTTCACGACAATGCCGTTAATCTCTGCTGGATTCTCGTAAATATCCTCACAACATTCAATTTCAATAATTCTGTTGATAGCTCCGCCGGAATCTGCAAATTCCGAAATAGGGTTCTCACCGTTGCAAATAGTCACATTACTCCATGTATTTTCCTTAGCTGCTCCGAGGTCCTTATTTGAACGTGCTTTTCCTTTGCCAGAACAGAGATTGTAAATCAATGTTTCGTAGTTATCCCGGATATACTGAGAAGCATTCTTCGAGTCGTCCAGAATCATCGGAAAGTTATTGAGCATATCTGCCCTTGTCTCCAATGATGTATCTGTTGAACGAAAATTCCCAACGTAGGCTCCCGGTGCCGGATTCCCCCAAACCGATGCCGCTATATTGATTGTTACCGTCTTTCCGCCTCCTGTCTGCCCATAGAAATCTACGATGAACGGTAGCGCATCAAGCGGCTGCATAAGAACACTCGCAAAAGATGCTGCCAGTGCTATTCGCGGTTCCAATCGTCCGCATGATCGTAGCTGCTTAGCCAGAGTCACCCACTTGAAGTAGTCTCCACTTTCCTGTATACTTTGGAATAGCGTTTTAAAGCGGTATTCACCGTCAAAAACGATTGAAAGGTCGTAAGGGACAAATGTATTACCATGCCACCCCAGTTTGCTTGTAGAGTGCTGTATGTCGATCATATCGGCATTGTACATTTCAACATCCGCCAGATACTTTACGAGAAGCCTTGCATTCTCTGAGTTGACCTGCACCCCGAACCTTGCAAGATTAGTTATTGCCCTGGAAGTCACAATGTCAATTTTTGGAACAGTTATTTCTGTCCAATATCCATCCCTTTTAAAAGCCACCGTGATCTGTTCCTCTCCTGTCTCGATGTTTTTTAGACGACGTATCGGCATGATCGGGTGGTGACATACAAGTTCTCTTGCCTTAGATGTTTCAGAGGAAAATATTCCGTTCTCTGTAGCTATCCAGCTACCACAAGCCATGTTAGGATATTCCTTATCAACAGAATCAGGATAAAAGTTTGTGATGTTTTCAACTAACTGCATAGAACGATTTACTTTTTCTTCTTTTTCCTTTTCCTGTTCTGCTTTCTGGAATTCCTTTATGAACTCTTCTGCTATATGCTTCGCTTTCACACTTTTTGCCCGGTCCATCAGCTTAAACTTGATTTCTGAGCGGTCAATTTTACTTTTTACTGAAAAAAGCTCTTCATACAACTGCTTTTCCATAAAGTCTTGTGCCTGTAAGTTTTCAATATTTTCAAGAATTTTTCTCACCTCCTGACTTAGCTGATAACATTTCGTATCTGCTTTTTTCTTTCTCAAGATTAAACTGGCACATATACCACTCTTCTGAATCAGGAGGGAACGTTTTTAGTGCTGTTTCGTACATAAGTATGTTCTTTTCTACCTGCTCAATCTCATTAGGATCCTGAACAGGGTTGTGTTTTTTTGATTTAATATCTCGCATTTCATGTCTGATCTGGTTGCGGCTTTTACCTTTTTTTGATATATAAGTGCCACCCAGCTCAATAAACGCCGTACTAAAAGGGACGGATTCGTATTGCATCACAAAATCAATTACTTCCCCGCCAGTTCCACAGCCGAAACAGTAAAAGGAATCATCGTAGATTTTGCAGGATGCTGACTTTTCCTTGTGAAAAGGGCAACATATAAATCCTGCTCTATTCGGCCTTAGTCCGTATCTGGAAAGAATTTCCGACATTTTCACTGACTGTTTGATTTCTTCCTTAGAAATGACAGCAGCTCCACGATCTGCCGCCCGGTTTCTTCTTTTGTACAGAATTTAAATCGGACTCCGTATCTATCTCTGATTGTGCAGAGAGATTTATACAACTGGCAGCCATCAACAGCCTTGTCAGAGATTACAGTCTTTACTCTCTTACCGTTTACCGTCTTCCAGATAACTTTATGTTTTCGTGGATTCTCCCAGAAATATACATCACCAACTGATTTAATATCTGGTCCATGCTCACATAGGATAATCAACTGAATACCTGCTTCACGCGCCCTAATCAGCTCTGCTTTGAACCTTTCATGCTGTTGGCAGACATTTCCACAAAGCTCCTGCAAATCTTTTTTACGGTCAATACAGAGTTTTGCATTATCCAGCGATTGATAATCGCCGCAATACAATTTAGAGCGAAAATACTGCACTCCAAGGCTATCAAACTGACTCTGAATCCGTTCCCATTCTGATTTATGTTCCCTTGTGTCCACTTGTATAACCATTAAAAACACATCCTTTTAATTAAATGGAAGTTCTTCCTGTACACTATCCGGAATACTCATAAAGTCCGTACCTGCCGGACTTGCTCCCATGATAGCTTCTTCCTTCAGATGATCGTCATAGGCCTTTGTGGTACGCTCTTCCGGAATATCTGCATCTTTGATTCCTTCCACGCTGCGGAACCATGCAAGTTTGTGACGTTTTACTTCTTTATTGTCGTACCAGTCTCTCTCCAGACGGAAGATGCCGCCGATCAGTTTTCCCTTAAACTGCTGCCCGAAATTATCGCCCCACTTAACGGCAAATCCCGGATTTGACTTTTCTACGCATGTGATAAAAGTTTTAAGATTACGGACGCCATACTCTACACTCTCGTCAATGACCATATAGTTAGTGCCGGCATTCGGATATTTCTTGTCTGGACGGATATCATTTTCAAACTGCTTCATAAAGTACCCCGCCTGTTCGTCTCCTTCTGCAAAATCAAACAAGATAACGAGCATATCAAGTCCACCCTGTGTTTTTTTCTCTAATACCTGCTTAATTACCATTTTGTGCCCGCCAAGAGCAATCGGTTCAAATTCTCCTGCTGCCTGTGTAGTATCGTAATTATTTGGTTTCTGCATTGTCTGTTCCTCCTAATTCATAATAATCTCTGATAACCTTGTCAACTTCTGCAAGGTCGTTATCAATAGTTAAACTGTCAAACATCCCGATCGGGGACTTACTTACCGCTCCCTGACTGGACTGAGTGACAAATAAGTGCTTTCCACTCTCTTCGATGCATCGAAGAACGATGGTAAACATGCCCTCGATGCAAACTTTTTCGTCCAGAAGCTTACCAATTGTCTTAGGCTTTACTTCCCCGGAGTCATCTTTTTCCTCATGCATCATAAGGTAAACAATTTTATTCTGCGGTACTTTTGTTACAATGAACTGGATAAGATTCCAGAAATAGTCTCCAATATCATTGTACAGAGCGAACACTGCATTGCCTTTTCCGGCAGAAGCGTGTCCCTTCATAAAATGATTCGTGATAAGATACCCTGCATCATCAATTACGATAGACTCTGCTTTTGATGCGATCAGGCACTTCATTACCTGCTGGTAATCATCTGTAAACCATCCGTCAATCTTTCCTTTAAACGGAAGCGGTTTATTCAATACTCTAATAAGATTCCAGTGTTCATTCTGGCAGTTCCTAAGACTGGTACTCTTGCCAGAACCAGATTTTCCAATAATTAATACGGGTGTTGCCATTGCTATTCCTCCTTGTCATAAACTACATGTTTACTGCCCTCGATAATCAGCAAACTTGCAATATCTTTCATTGATAAGGTTGATTCGTTATAAATTTCAACCAGTGCATTGTAAGCGTCTGTTGAAACTTTCACGACAGGGTTATCCTTATCAGTTGCCGGTTGTTTCTTCCTTGCCGGAATACGGATTTCAAATTCACTCACTGATACTTTCCTCCTTATATGATTTCTGAGCCGTTAAAATCCCATTTAGAGCCTGTACGTAGCTCGCCAATGTTCTTGCCTTGTATGATTCTTCAATGGGGTTATCTGGGACTGTGGCAAGCTGTATATCAATCAGTCTCAGGACCTCATTAATCCTCTCGTCCATGTTCACACCGCCTTGAAAAAGCAATACAGGTTATCTGATACATCTCCGAACTTCTCTCCATCGATATCTTCGGCTTTGTGGTATTCCACATGATCCAGAGACATGTCACAGTTCTCATAATCCAGAACGTAATCCCCTCTGGACTGAAGTTCTCTGAGTAGTTCATTAATACATCCTGCTATCTCCAGACTGGGAAGAAGTTTCATAATTGCTATCTGTTTACTCATTTGGACACTTCCCATCTATCAGAAGTTCCAGTAAGAATGCTTTGATTACTTTGAGGCTTTCGCGACTTTCTTTCTCATAAAATGGGTTAAAAGATACGTTTTGGTACAAATCCCACTTAAACACGCCTTTAGGAAGTCTGACGTCTTCTTTTCTTTTAAGCCCTCTTACATCTAAGCCGTAGCCTGAGAAATCAAAGGTGATATTTGCTGTCGGAACTTCGTTCACAACTCTTTTGCATAATCCATATATTTCATCAATCTCTTTCTCGAACATCTTCTTATCCTCCTTATTTCCTACTGCCAGTCTGCTTCCATCTGGCGTACCGCCCATGCTGCCGAGATACCGAAAAAGATGTTTAGCCAGATAGGTATATCCACATATTTCCCGGCGAGCATGCATACGGCGATCAACATATATTCTTTCATTTTATTTCATTTCTCCTGCAATCCACGCAAGGTTGCTTGCCACCAGTGCGGCAGCCGTCACAACCCATGCTGTGAACCATCTTTTTGACTTTTTCTTGCTTTCTTCGACAATTTCAGTCGCAAGTGCTACTTCGATGTCAGCCCATGTTAGCTGATTTTCATTTCTAATTTCACTCATATCTTGCTAATTTCTCCTTATTTTTTCTTATTTGTCTTTACAATTAGCAGATAGAGAACTATAATGTATCTATCCACTAAGGTGTTTTAGTGGTGCAAAGCTCCGGGGCGGAGGCCCAATCTCCCTCCGGGGCACTCACTTATTAAGAGCAGCCTTACCTTTCCAGACATGTCCAGTCACTTCATAGACTTTCCTAGGGCTTATGATGTATGTAATTCGTCCACCGGAAAGGCTTTTTGCTGGCTTGTTATTCTGCACAGCCACTCCAATTGGCAACCATCCGTACACAATCCCTGCCCGGATTGCTGTTACAGGAAGTCCGATCAATTGGCTCGCGTCGGCTACGGTCAGAATTTCTGACGAGAATTCCGGCATCTGTGGAATGCCTGATATGATTCTTGCAACCTCTGCAGCGAACTGATGGACTTCTGCATTTTCTTTGATGTAAGTATCAACCTCGCTCATTTCATACTCCTTTCTTATTTTTTTTAGAAAAATCTTTCGTCTTCCCATCAACCTATTGTATTTCCTTTCCCCTCTACCTATAATGCATTTACAGGCACCGACATGCTGAGTATAACGAAAGGGGAATTATATGGTTGAAACAATTACATCATTGCCACAAGATTCATAAGCATGTGACTGTTTATGAAGAGTATGAGGTTTCTGATAACGGTCGCCGCCTACTGCGGTGCTCATGTCCATATCATCAATACACGGAAATGAAGCCGCACTGTGATGGGTATAATGACCATGGTTTTCAATGTGGTTATGCAAAAAATCAATAACCAGGCTCACTAACTCATCTGGTCGCTCACTTGGCGATAGGTAACAGTAAAGCCGAAGGTCACATTTGCAACAGTCTCCACCAGATTCTTTGCAGTGCTGACTGACGGCTTTATTAAATTGTAATGCGTCCATTTATGCTCCTTTCTAATTCAATTTAATTGAAGTTATTTGGCACAAAAATAAAGTCCATAGGAATTCCAGAAAGCTCACTCATTTTTCTGAGCTGTGATAATGTCGGCTCTGTTTTTCCTTTTTCCCAATTAACTACAGTTGCATTGGAAATACCGAATATTTCAGCCCATTCTTTCTGATTACATCCTGCGTTTACTCGAACAGCTTCTAATGAAATTTTTGGCATTTGCTCATCTCCTTTCTTAACTTCTGAGCTTATTATAATTCAACTGTATTGAATTGTCAACACCAAAATTCAAAATAATTGAATTAACTATTGAATTTTTTATAAATATGATGTACAATACAAAATGTAAGGAGGAAAAGAATCATGACAACCATGACAACTGAAGAACAGAAAAAGATCTTCTCGAATAACCTTAATAAGTACATTTCAAGAAGTGGGAAACAGCAAAAGGAAATCGCTGAAGCCATTGGAACAAACGCATCTACATTTAATATGTGGTGCAAAGGTAATTCGATGCCAGGAACCGGAAAGATTAGAGCCTTAGCCGATTATTTCCGAATAAGAATGTCAGATTTGACAGATTTAAAAGAGAATCAAGACCCTGATATTGAATTTGGAGATGTAGTTACAAAAATCGAGCAGTCAGACCCTCGTTTCAAAAGAATAATTCTTGAATACGATAACCTGCCGCCCGATAAAAAAGATTTGTTATGTGATTTTTTTGAGAAGTTTATTTTCTAAAACACAAGGGTAGGAATCATTTTCCTGCCCTTTCTTCCTTATAAGCCCTTTTTACGCATCCGTAAATAAATTTTATCATTGATTCATTATGTATTTTCTGTATCATCTCAATAATCTCTTTCTTATAATCCATAAATAACCCTCCCTGTCACAACTACCACCTACACTACAGTATATGTCCGGCTTGTGGGAAATAGAACCGAACATTAGTTCGCTTTTGCTATTATACCACCTATTCCGACTCTTGGCAACTGCCAAATATACACATGGACTTTTGTTATTTCGTAGGCAAACTTTACAATCTCAAAGAAAATTATGCTTTTGCAGAGGAAAAATGCGAGATCACAAACTTTTCCACCGCCGTTGTTTGTATGTGGATACTTCTGGACAGAATGCTCCTGATATACCATATACGAATGAACTATCTGCATATCTTTCTGATTATTATTGGAAATTATCTTTTGTGGGGTATGTACAAGACTAAATACCTTATAGATCAGCAAGAGAAGTACAAAGCACTTAAAACATTTCTTTTTCATCTAAATCACTCTATTTCGTTCTAAATCTTTACAATATGCTCTTAAAATGATAAAATAAAAATACCACGAATAACCGTACTTTACATAATATTGCAAAATCAGCGGTACAAAATACATAATCCGCATAAAAAAGTGCGAAGCGTGGCGAAAACATATTAGGAGGGTGTTTATCATGGATGAAAAGAAAAAATATTGTAAGCACTGCGGAGAACTTATTGACGACGACTGTATAGTATGCCCTAAGTGTGGAAAACAAGTAGAGCAGTTGACTTCTAGCAACAGAGACATCATCATTAACAATTCTGCATCTTCCTCTGCGTCCTCAGCGGCAAGTTCAGGCGCGCCGTATATAAAACGGAAAATGCCATGGTATTTAAGTTGGTTTTGGATTTTTATTTTAGGAATCTTCACTGGTGGAATTTATTGGATTGTAGGAATTGTAATGAGAGTAAATTGTGACTAAAAAAAAAAAAAAAAAAACCGCCCCGGTATTGGCGTACCGGGACGGCGTTTATACATCTCCGAAGAAATGTAATATTCTGGCAAACATATTGTATCATCTTCGGAGCAGTCGAACAAGACAGAAAATTTGTTCGGCTGTTATTTTTATACCTAAAAGCAGCTACATAAAGAAAAGAGGAATAAAAATGGCGAAGAAAAGAAAGAAATATCCAAAATTGCCGAATAACTTCGGCTCTATCCGGTATCTTGGCAAGAATCGGAGAAACTGCTTCGCAGTGCATCCACCAGCTACACCGGGCGATAATGGTAAACTAAAACGTCCGCCGGCAATCTGCTACGTAGATGACTGGATAAAAGGCTTCACCGTCCTGACAGCATACAAAGCCGGCACGTATCAACCCGGCATGGAACGAACTCTTGAGGTATCCCCTACAACCGACATAGATGCTCTTATAAGCCGTTTGATTGCCGACTACAATACAATTAAGGGCGTAGAGGATAAATACCCGGAAATCAAGAAATTGACGTTCTCAGAGGTATATAAACAGTTTTATGCGTGGAAGTTCCCAAATGGGACAAAACTGTCATACAGTTCAAAGGAAGCATATCGGACGGCTTACACGAACTGCACCGTTCTGCACAATCGCATATTCGACAATTTAAAGGCCCCTGATATGCAAAAGGTTATTGATGATTGCAAGCTGAAAAAGCAAAGCCAGATGGCTATTTTAACTCTATTCAAGCAGATGTACAAATATGCCGTATACTCAGAAATTGTAACGGAAAATAAGGCGTTATATGTCCATGTTAATGCTGATAATGACACCGAACATGGAACGCCATTTTCTGATCAGGAACTACAAACTTTATGGGATAATGCCAACGATCCAGAAGTGCAGCTCATTCTTATTATGTGCTATTCTGGTTGGAGAATTGGTGAAGTGTTAAAACTCACAACCAACCTGGAAGAGAAATACTTCCAAGGTGGAATCAAAACAAAAGCCGGTAAAAACAGAATCGTTCCGATACATCCTGCTATATACCGCTTTGTCGAACAGAAAGTGCTGACACAAGATGGAAAACTATGCGTATATACTCAGCAACACCATAGAAAAGCGTTGTTCTATCCTACACTGGAACGTTTAGGAATAGTCGGTAATCCGAAACACACGCCGCATGACTGCCGGCACACCTTTTCTGCACTGTGCGAAAAATACGGTGTCCGGGAGAATGACCGAAAGCGAATGCTCGGCCACTCTTTTGGTGGAGATGTTACAAACGCTGTGTACGGCCACAGAACACTGGAAGAACTCCGGACAGAAATAGAAAAGATAAAAGTTCCATTTGTGACTAACTGTGACTAACGGAACCCATTTTAATCTTTCTAAAACAACCGAAATATCATTATCGAAATGCCGGAAACCCTATTAAAATCAACGTTTTCAGCGATTTTGCAAGGATTTCCTTCATTTCATTTTCATTATTCTAATTTTATTAATTGTGACCAACAAATAGAATTTAGAAAATTGCGCAAATGCCCATAAATACAGTGTTTTTGGCACTATTATATTAGGAAACAATATTTTTATTTGTGACTAACGTGTGACTAACGATAACAGTCTAAAACTTCCGAAATGATACAAAATATGTTTAAAGATAAAACTCCCGGGGTAATTCCCCGGGAAAATCATTTAGAAATTTCTGTGATTCTGGTGAATGCTCCTTTTGGAACAAATTCAAAAACAAACCCTTCTGCCGGATGCGGGATGCGGATAAAATACCATTTCAGCCCTGAACTGTCAGTTTCTGTGTACTTCATCACCTCTACAACTGCACCTTTTTTCAGTTTTGGAAACAGCTTTGACGGGCTGTTTTTGTTTGATTTTGTATAGCATTTTGTGTCCTTTTTGATCTGTGCAATATAGGCTCTGGTGTTCTGCTTTTTGGTTGTATCTGAGTCTGAAACTGACGTTGTATTTTTAACTAAACTGTAATTTGGAGTACAGAATTTTGTTCCGGGAAGGTTGCTGTTGTAGTAACTTTTCTGACATACGCCACCACCATTTGCGATAATTGTAGAGCCACCAGAAGTGTTTCCTTCGACTGTCCAGAATCGATCTCCTGATACCTTTGTTACGATTCCAGTGTGTGTAAATGTGCCATTTCGATAAAAAATAACAATATCTCCAACTTTTGGATTGCTGTTCAAAGTAAACAAATCTGCCATTGTCGGGCAGTAAACGTATGGCCAGTGTTTTAAAAGCTTCTTTGCTGTGTCTAAGCCGAATGCTTTCATCATGCACCACGAAACAAACGCTGCGCACCATGGCTGTCCTTGGTAATCCGGTTTAATATCTCGCCAGTATTTTGTGTAATTATTTTCTCCGGCATTTGCTGTCTTACTATCAAGCTGACTATTACTTGCCTTTTCAAGATATCCGGTTTCATTCTTTGCGATCTGGATTAATTTATCAATTGCGTTCATGCCTGTTTCCTCGCTTTCTGGAAAATATGTCTTTAATGCGTTATAAACAAATCTCTGCCTGTCCTTATATGTTCCTACCTGATTCCCTGTGTCCGTCTGGCAGGCTGTATAGAGATTATCGAGCGTATATGGTTTCTGAGTCTTTGCCAAAATTCTCGTTACCGCCCCTTGTCCGCCTTGGTGCCTAAAGTTCACACACATAGCTTGCGCTCTAGCATCCGTAACGCCCTGCTTAAGGGCTTCGTCTGCGTAGGTGGCTAATTGTTCATCCATAAGGCTATCTTGGCATTTAACGCCTAAATCGGACGAAATAAGAGCAACTATAGCATCTGCGAGCTGTGATACCCTGGAAATATTAAAACATTCCCAGTTTGCGGTCTGGACCTGCTCCAAAAGTCTGACCTTGTCTATCTTCTCCCACTGTTCCGGGTCAGCATCGTAAATTCGTTCCAGAAGTGTTTTTGCTTCGATTCCGTACCACTGACCTGCCCCGATTGTAATTGCGTGTTCTTCAGAAGAATTGGTGTAGGCTTCCGTAAAGTCCGAATAATCCTGCTGTCCATAAACCTGTCCACCGGTTTCAACTGCGTAAATAATCTTCCTAAGAACTACTTTTTGATTATTTGTCATACGAAAACCCTCCTAAATTTTGCCTGCACATATTGCGTTTACTGTGGTAAACTTGCTCTTTCCACTGTCCCATCTTCATTCAGTACGTAGCCATCCTTTTGAAGTCTTTCAATTACCTTCTTATTCCACAGCTCAGGAACATCTGTCCATTTTTTCAGCCCATTGATTACTCGTTCTTCGAAAAATTTAACCATTATTCTTACCTCCGATTGTTGCAACTAATGTAGCAAGTTCGTCAAGTGCCGAATCATGCGTTGATACAAGTTCAGCCAGACCGTCAATGCCATCACCATTAATTAGAATTTTACGATTAGATTCCGCATTAAGCATCTGCATCACAATGTCTAACTTTTCAGACATCTCATTCAGCCTGTTTGAAACTCGATTGATGGCTTTGTAGATGTTCACAATTTCTTTTTTATCCACAATTATCATCTCCTTTGATTAAAAATAGTACCGCAAATCCTTTTAACTGTCTTACGGCGGTAGATGGGATTTGCTAGGATTTTAGATACATAAGCAGGGGACAATGCCATAAGAGTTGCTGACGTCGTTGTAGTGCGAGTTTCCGCTTACGTCCACATGACAGAATTTTCTTTCACTGCCGGAGTAAGGCGAACGTTCCCAATAGTGGCCAGATACAAGGCTATCGTCAAAACGTGGTTTTTTATATCTATTAGCAGTCGCATTCTTAAAATACTGATATTGCTTTCCTTCGCCTGCGTAAGAATACGTTGCACTGCCAAAAATTTCAATTTCAGACAGTAAAAACGCATAATCATTTGAGATTTTAATCGTACTGCTTCGACTTCCTGCAGATGTCAACTTCTTGACCTGCTTCATCATATTTTGAATATAAGTAGGCAAACATTTCTTGTACACATTATTGCACCACGTACGTCTTACACAGCCTTCCCAACCACCACTATTTGTACTTGAACCGTTTATATAACCACATTCATGTGATGCATTATAGGAGGCGTTATATTCTGTCGTAGTGTCTAAATACAACATACGTTCTGTCTGAATTGTAATAGCAGCTTTAGTCTTGCCATTGATAGCAGTCACTAAGTCATCATGTTCGATTCCGATAATTACATAGGCATAATCATTCGCTCTGTGTGACTCACTTACGCCAGTTGCATCCATGGCATTGTGATGGATGGTTCTCTTGTCGCCGACCGCCCAATAGTCGCTAATGTTGATTTTGCCTGCGTAGTGCGCTTCAATCATCTTTTCAATCTCTGCGTCTGTTCCGTCGGCAAATGCGACAATCTTCAAATCCTCTGGTTCCCCAATCAGTCTGTTACCTGCATCGTAGTTATATATGCCATCGGTGTTGTATGGGAACAGTGTAAAGTAATATTGTTTGCCGTTTGTCAGCCCTGTAACTGTATAACCTGTGGTTTTGTATTTATCACGAACTGTGTTATCAACCACAAGTGTTCCATCATCTGGATTTGCGGGATAGCCCGTTTCTTTCATTACAAGTTTTGTACCAGCCCATGTAGAGAATGTTGAACCACTGATTACCGTGTTTTCTGGGTCTTGCCATTTAATTATAACCGATGCATTTGCATTCTCGATTGTTGGGTTGTTTACGGGTTTTGGGGTAACGGTTGCGCCACCGCCTTTTGCGTGGAGCGTTCCGTCTTCATCTATGAATGTTGTCTTGCCGTCAGGCTTAACCTTACCAAGAATTTCGATTGTAGCAATTGGGACAGTCGCATCACTTCCCTTGTCTCCTTTTGGCCCTTTGATGTTTACTGTTTCGGGATTGGCGATTCCATCTGTGTTGCTCCAGCTTATGTTTCCATCAGTGTCTACACTTGGAATGAATGTAGTGCCCTTTTCTCCTTGCGGTCCAGTATCTCCTTTTGCACCCGTATCGCCTCGCGGCCCAGTATCTCCTTTTGCGCCCGTATCGCCTTGCGGTCCGGTAATATTTACTGTCTGGGGGTTTTCAAGTCCCCCGTCATTACTCCAACTTATATTTCCTCTGCTGTCTACAACAGGAGTAAAGGTGATTCCTCGCACGCCAGCATCGCCTTGCTCGCCTTTTGGACCAACTGGTCCCTGTGGACCTTGCAGCCCAGTATCGCCTTTTAGACCCTGTATTCCCTGCTCTCCTTTTTCTCCGGGGTCTCCTTTTATGCCCTGCGGTCCCGGGTCGCCCTTTGGCCCTTGCGGACCAACTGGTCCCTGCGGACCTTGCGGCCCTTGAATCCTGCCAGCATTGTTCCAATTTGTGCCGTTAAAAACCCACATTTCTCCATTTATTAAATACGCGTCGTTCTTCTCTGCGCTTAAAGGGAGGTCTGCCTCAGATTCTTTTGTACCAAGGATATTAAGAGATGTTCCATCATTTCCTTGTTCACCCTTTTCTCCTTGTGGGCCTTGTGGACCTTGTGGACCAACATCTCCTTTTTCACCTTGTGGTCCCTGCGGACCTTGAGGCCCTATAATATTACCAACATTTTCACTATCACCATCTGAAAATGTTATTGTCAAATTTCCATCTGTGTCGATACTGACCGCTGTGATAGAGATACCCCTTAGTGATTCTTTCTGCTCGGGTGTCAGCGATTCAAATGCTACGGTGCCATCCGCACCCTTTTCTCCCGGATCACCTTTATCTCCTTTTTCACCCCTTGGACCCTGCGGGCCAGCAGGACCCTCTGCGCCTTTCTCTCCTTTATCTCCTTTTTCGCCTTTTGGACCCTGCGGGCCAACAAATTCTCCGGCATTGACCATCTCTGAAATATCCTCAATGGAACACAATCGTCTTACATCATTAGCCGCAAATGCAATGTATAAGGCTTTGCCAGATGGAACAGAAGGGTCATTGCCAAGAATCGCAACGGGCTCTCCGGGACGAATTTTCGACGTATCAAAATCGGAGTACATACCGCGCCGGAATTGTATTGTGTATGTATTGGCCATATTAGACTTACCTCCTTATAAAAGGAAATTATTCCTTATGTAATTCTTTACAGAATCAAGATTTTTCTGTACATCGTCATCCATTACAAGGAAATTTGCTTTATTGTTCTGGCTGATGATACTTCCTGTGTTTTCGTCTACTTCTGAATAGGTGTAAGCAATGCGGCTTCCCTCTCCAGTACTAAGATTCATAAAACTTGTTAAAATTTTTTTCATGATATTTTCCCCATTTCGTCAATAATTTTTTCCCTGTTATTAAGAAGTTCTTTTTCATAATCTGGTTCTGATACTTCAAGGCTTTCACTGTAGTCTGGTTCTGGCATGTCTGTGTCTATTGCCCTGTCGTAGGCTGTTTCGCTTGCGTCAGCAAAACGCATGTGTTCATAGTCAGCCTGCCGCGCTTTGATTTCAAATGCAAATTTAAGCCCCGGAGTACCTTTTACAGTGAAATATGTCTGCTCTTTTTTATCTACCCAACAATCTCCATCTCCTTCCTTTTGTAAAAACACATAATATTCAATCCTTACATTGGTAGATTCTTGGAATATATCATCTATGTCTATCAGGCATGTGCCGTCTTCCGATACGGATGCTTCTCCGATGTCTCCGAACATGGGGGACGCCATTTCATAACAATAAAATGCCTGCGTACCATAGTTTTTTGTTGGAAGGATTCTTTTCTTTGTTCCTCGGACACTTAAATCTGCAAGGTCTGTTCCCGTTCCGATGCTATAGAAATGGCCACTGGCTTCTATATGTGTACCTGCTGTAACTTTTTTTGATGCCGAAACACTGTCTGCCGAAACGCTGCTCGCCGAAACGCTTTTATTAAACGAGGCTGAACTTGCATGTACGGTTCCTGTATAAAGATTGATTCCTCTAATACGCGTTCCATACAATGTCCCGTACCCCGGTACATATATTCCTGTATTCGTCTCTGAATAGATCTCTCCAGTTGAAGCATCTAGCGTTACTTCTCCATACGCGCCACTTGCTGAAAGCTTTTTAATTCCAACTTTCCATCCTGCTAATTCACCTGTGTTAATATAATCGGCATTCATGTACACATTACCATTCGATAGATACAGACCTTTATTACTGCTGTTATCGCTTAACACATCAATAATCTCTTGTTTTGACATTTTCCCTATGTCGAGATCACTAAGTGCATTGTCTGTATAGCGATTCGCATTCGATAACGCTGTCGAAGCTTTATCTTCCGCAACACTATATATTGTGTCGCCGTTTGCTAACACGAATGTATTAGGTCTGAGCGTAACATTTCCGTAGTTATCAATCGCAAATGTTGATACTCCAGAACTGTTTGTAACGTTGATGTTCTTCAGATTAATCAAATCAGCTGAAATCTGTCCGGACTTAATATAGGAAGCATTTATATACAGATGTCCGTTCTGCATATAAATTCCCTCTTGCTTACCGTTATCCGTTAAAGCGTTAAAAACTCTTTCAAAATTGACAATTTTTTCAGCGTCCAGTTCCTGCCAAGCGCCAACAGTTCCAGAAAACATATATACCTGGCTTGTAGAGAAGTTCATGAAAATCGAGCCGTCATGCTTTTTATATTCTTCACTTTTCCACTCAGATGCCGGATAGTTCTGCAATGTTGGTGTATACGTGCCATAATAGTTCGGGATAGTCACATTGCTTTGAACTGTCTCATCCACAACATCCTTGGCAATTTGTTCAATAGTTCTGCTTTTCAGGGTAAAGCTTTCAACTTCTAACGTAACAGCACCTGTGTCGGCATCTATTCTTAATGTCGTATTCCCGTTATTATCTTTCGCTGTGAATCCTCTTGTGTTAATCCATTCTGATTGAATACCGATGGCATAGAGAATATTCAGAACGGCATCTCCATTACTATCAAAGCCGGCTTTCCATGTCTGACCGCCGTCTACTGACAAGAAGAATCCATCAGCACTTGTCTTATAAATTACTTTAGAATCAGCAAGTGTAGGCTTATCATGCCGGTACGTAATTACGGAACCATCTTCTTGTGCTTCCTCTGTATAGAAGAAACCCAGCGTGTTTGCTGCAAGCTCATTCATTTGTTTGAGCTTTATGTCATACGCAGATAGCTTTTTCTCTGTGTCTTTTTTTGCTTGCTCTACCACTGCTTGCTGTTCGCCAATAAACTCGCTTGCATCTTCTTCGGCACTCTTTGCGCTACAGCTCCATGATGTTGAGCCACCGAACACGAACTCTATATCTGTCACAAACGATCTAAAGACACGATTCTTTGTATCAATAAATTCGACCGGATCGCCGAAAGTGGCGTATCCGTTGGCGATTCCGTCACATGAGAAAGGACGCATTCGCAAACCGATTAATTGATTTCCAATAGCTTCGACTCCTGCCTGTGCATTGCCCGACAATAGCTGATTGTCAATAGTAATCACATAGCCGTCCTGGCCTGACATATATTCGGTCTCATCTTCTACATATTTGACACCTGTTACAATAACATCGTCTACGTCATATTGTAGATTCTGAATTGAAAATAACGCGTGATAATCGTTATTGCTTAACGTACCACCATCAATCACAGTCCCCATTGTCCATGGATTAAGCGTGCCGCCATCCAGATCATCACCATTTGTCCAGTTCTTTACTGCTCCACCATCGTAAATAGTCGTATTGGTAAATGTCTTATCAAACGTAATAATCCTGAGTAAGTCATTTTCGTCGATTCTTGCATTTCCACCGGCTATCCCGGCACACATTCCGATTATTGTACGGTATGTCGCATTAGATGGCGCTTTCTGAATCTGAAAATCCGCATTTGGAAACACTGCATCTCCAAGAGTGATTCCACATTGCTGACAGCATTCCGAGAGCAGTTCCTTGACCGTACAAGGAAAAGACAGATTAGAATCATATGCCTTATCAGCGTTATGCATTTTATCTAAGAGAGAAAGACTTATTTCGCTTGCTGTTGCGGGCTTTTTCGATACAATGTAAGTACCTCTCTTTATGGTTTCTATCCTGTCGGATAACTGCACATTGAGAAAGATAACAAACCTTGCAGCGTTAAAATTATATCCGTCAAAACGCCCATCATCGTTTACTAATGATAAGCTTGCCGTTTTTGCGATTGCCACACCCACCGGAAAGTCCCCGGAGTCTGCTGAATCTACAAGATTATTTCCAGACAGATAAAAGTCTTTTTTGCCTAGCTTAAGAGTTGTGCCATTTGACAATGTAACATTTGCTGTCACGTAATAATTTCTGTTTGTAAGTGATTCTTTCTTTAACTGAGTAGATACATTTATCAAATCGGCTCAATCCTCCTTACATTGATAGACAAATCTGTCCACTTTTCTTCCCCATCTTTCAGAGTTTGCGCAGCCATGTTGAAATTTGATGCGTAGAATGTTCTGTCTATCCATCTTCCCGGAACAGTTGGGTCTTTATGGTGGAATGTGAATTGACTTTTGTTAAGTACAGTATTTAGTATGGTTGCTATTTCAGCCCATGTAAGCTCGCCCCATTGCATGTCATCCCCGCCAATTGTTCCCATTGGTGTATTGTGCATAATCAAATCCTGACTTCTTTTAGAGTCTTCCGTAGAAGTGGTTGCGAACACCGGTTTGTAACTATCCGGTGCTCTTATAACAACGTTGTCTATTTTAAATTGTTCCTGCGGCATATTCTTCTCCTTACGCTAACTCAAATGGGTTCTTCCCATTCCGGTTTCTTCTCATTTCAGCTTCACTGATAATAATATCTAACAGTTTTCTGCCAGATGCATTAACTGTAACATTGTAGGTATTTCCGTCTCCCTGTCCCTTTCCTGATTCTTCCCGGACGATCTGACGTAACAGACTTTCCGGCGCTTCCAGGTTATTGCCTTTCTTCTGGTCACCTAATACCGCAAGGAATTCTGACCTTGGTGGAATAACTGCACCACTGGCCAGATATGGGATAGTTCCGATACGTGGAAATGTTGCATGAAATCCAATAGTCTTTGAACCAAACGGTGTTGGAACAGTCCAGGGTCCAAAGGAAAATGCAGATTCAATTCCACCAATTGCATTATTAATCATTCCAACTGCATTATTAACAATGCTGATTGCTTGATTGATCGGAGCTTTAATAAAATCCACAATGCCTTCAAACGCAGATCTGACTGCATCTCTGGCGGCATTAAACTTATTAGTGATAGCATTTTTTATCGCTTCTACTTTATTAGATACGAACGTAGCTACGCTTTCCCATGTTCGGGATGTCTTGTTCTTTACGCTGTCCCATACGCCTACAACTTTAGTTTTAATTGCATTAAATACTGTGCTGGCTGTGGATTTAAGAGAGTTCCAAAGGCCAGAAAGTGTCTTTTTGATTGCGTTCCAGATTGTTGAAGTCAATGCTTTAATCGCATTCCAAGCAGTGCTGATGATGCTCTTTATTATACTTAACGCGCCTTTTGTTACGGTTTTAATTATCTCCCACGCACCTGACACAACATCTTTGATAAAACTCCATGCTCCATCCGCAATCTCTTTTATTCCCTGCCAAGCCAGTTCCCAGTCTCCTGTGAAAACGCCTACAAGGAAATCAATGATTCCGCTCAGAGTGTCTGCTACATCACCAATTATTTTAATTAATGATTTCATAACTTTTATTGCTACGGTGCCTACAACGTTAATTATTTCTGCCACGACCGGAAGCAAATTCGCGATTATCCAGTTAATCAAAGGCACTAATACCGACTCCCACAGAAGTTTCAGAGAATCAATGAGTTTTCCGAGGAATGTTTCTATCTTTAAAATCGCATCCCCTAATGGTCCCTCTAATAGCCCTTTGAACTGTTCTGCCAGTCCTTGCAAAACTGGAAGAACATAGGTGTTGTATCCAGTTATCAGAGTCTCAAATATGCTTGATAATCCATTCGCTATAGAATCAAAGAACGGCTTTACGTGCTCATCGTATAGCCTCGATATTGCATCACTAAGGTTTTGAACAACTGTTAAGACCCCACTTGTTACAGTTTCTATTACTCCGAGGCTGCCCTCAATTGCTGACTTCAAAATGTCTTTGTTGTCGATAAAAGGCTGCGCAATCATGTTAAGGATGTCTCTGCCAAGTTTTGCGGCTGTTTCCGTAAGAACCATTCCAATTTCAGTAAAGATTCCGATTAAATTAGCAGTAATCTGCTGCGCAGTTTCTTCGCCGAAAACTGAGAAAACATCAGCAAAAGCAACTGCAAGGTTTCCGCCTATTTGTGCAATTTCAGAGCCGATATTGAACATATCTATCAGATAGTTCTTTATTCTTTGCGTGTTCTGCTTTAAAAACTTTTCGATTCCGCCTATAATGTTTTGCGCAATTGTTAATCCGATTCTGGCAAATGAGCCGACAACTTGTCCAATTGCATATGCGAATGAATCGAAAAAATTATTTGCTGCTTTAGCAACTTCTGAATCAGTGAAGATATCCTTTAAAGATTTCCATATGGAATCGAGATCCTTTTTTATTCCGTCAAGAATTGGTTCGTAATCTCCTAATCCATCCCAGAATCCTTTTGCGATTAACTTAGCCAACTGTTTAAATCTGTCGATTATCTTTTTTAGCGGTTTTGACATTTTATCAAGAACTGTCTCACCCTCTGCCAATTTTCCATAATCAACATTTTGTACAGCATCTTTCATCTGATCTGCAAGTCCGCCGGTTGCGCCCGGTACTTTTGACGATGAATCTGTGCTTTTATCCGTTGAGTAATTATTTATTTCGTCAAGAGGACTAAGATATCCTTTTGCCGCCTTAGTAGCTTTCTTAGTTGCATCTGCTGTATCATTTGTCGCATCTGCCAGCTTTTCGGCATTGTTGGCAGCATCTCCATATTGGTCTGCCGTATCAGCTATTGCATCTGTCCCGGCAAGGCCTGCACCACTTGTGCCTGTCTGGCCAGATGATTTCTTTCCGGTGATTAACTCCGTAAATGACTTGAAAGCATTTGCCAGAGTTGCCAGTTTGCCCAGCAAAATATTAATAACTCTCAAAACAGGAGTGAAGAGATTGATTAATCCCTGTCCAACTGTCGCCTTGAGAGATTGCAGCTGTAACTGCATCACTCGCACCTGGTTCGCCCAACTGTCAGATGTTCGGATGAAATCACCAGATGCGGCAGACAACTGTTTCTGTACAAAAGCCAGACGGAGAGC